GATTCGCGCAAAGAGTCCAACATGGACATGGCTACTCCTTAAAGTAGGTTAGTGGGTTTGTGAGTCGCCGGGGCAGAAGCGCCGGGGACATCTCTAGAGTCACCCCTAGAGAGAATCAAGTTTGAACTTCAACGCCAGTTTGCGCTTGCGAAGTTCGAGGTCATCATCGGCTGCATCTTCCGAACGCATACCGACAGACGAAGCGTCATAGGCTGGCCACGTCACAACCGAAACCTCAAACAGGTTCAAGTCGGTGAGTGTGCGAAGGCCACCTTCACGAGTGTCACCATCAGGCGCAACCGTGAACGCGAACGACATCTTGTCAACATCACCGCGAGAAAGAGCCGAAGCCAACTCTGCAGCGCGAGGATTCGACGGGTCAAGCGTTGCTTCCATGCGGAGACCGACCTCATCCTCAGACAAGGTCAGAGTGCCACCCTGCGTCGAAGCCAACGGCAACTGGTCAGTGTCATGGTTGACAAGCAGGAACACAGGGTCGCCAGACTTCAACGATCGCGTGAAAGCGCCAGGAGCAATCATCTCTCGGAAGTTCAGACCGGTCGCCTCTTTGTTGAACTGTGCAGCGTAGCCACCAATTCGAAGTGTGCCGTCATCCGTAGCAATCGAGCGAACCTCAGCATTGAAGGTTAGGCGCTCAGCTGAAGCAATCACAGACTTACGTTCCTGCAAATCGTGAGACATCGAGCGAGGCTCGAACGGAACAACAAGGCTCGGGTCAGCGAACTTCGTGGCCATCTTGTCGTAATAGTCAGACACCTTCGCCTTGATCTTCGCAACGTCCTCTGCAGGAATGTCAACACCACCGCGTGAACCATTCAGCACCGCAGCGACAGCAAAGATGCCACGAGGAATCGCAGTCAAAGTTCCACCAATGATGTCGGCGAACTGTAACTTGTAGCCACCGAACTGGCCCTTCTTGTCAGGGTTGACGTAGAAGAAGGCTTGACCGTACTTGTTCCAGTCACCATTCGCCCAGTCACGGACACGCTTGTCAGCATCCGAAGCGCTCCACGCGTAGTCGCGTGAACCGATAGGCAAATCCATCGAACCTGACGCCGAACGAACACCATCAATAGACTGAGTCATGTAGTCAGCAACAGTCGCATCGTCAGCCATGTCATCAAGATCATTGCCCTGAGCATCCAATGGGTCAGGTGAAGGCTGAGTAACTTCCTCACCAAGTGAAGCAGTCAGTTGCCACTTAAAGAACTGCTGGTCATCAATAGCGCCAGCAATGAAGTTGGCGATACCCTGCTGGCCATAAGCGGTCGCACAGTCAAACACGTCAGCAAGTTCATCAAGGAAGATGTCATTTGCTGTCAGCAAATCGCGTGCAAGACTCATCGGGTCTTGACCAGGAGTCGCGTCCTGCAAGTATCCGAGCTGCATGAACTCAGCCAGACGGAACGGAGCAACCGAACCAATCTTGCGTAGGTTCTCCGCGATCGGGTCAATCAACTCGTAGGCGGTCTCATAAATCTTCTGGAACAGTTTGTGATACTCGCTGAAGTCAGCGCCCTTCACGTTCCAGTGTGCACCATGAGCGCGGAAGTAGAACTGAACCGCAGTTCCAAGCAACTCTCGCAGTTCCTCAACCAAGTCAGGAACTGTTGCCGAATCTCTTTTCTCCATTGTTTCTCCAATGATTATTGCCGACCGAGCAGCCATTTTGTCGCGAATCGAACTCGCCCAAGTGAACCCTGCATCCCCACCCCAAGCAGACCAAGCCACACGGCCAGCGCTTGGGAAACCATCTTCACCAGCATTGAAGCCAGTGGCTTTCTTGTCGACCTCGTGACGCTTGAAGAACGAATACATTCTCAGCACAGTTTCGAGCGACATACGTCTTCCAGCCGCCAAATCGCTCGCACGCTTGCGACCGGTGTCGGTGAAGCCTGAGCCAGCCTTACCGTCAGCAATCCACGCCAATGCACGAGAAGCCTCATCGCGGACACTCTGCGGAGGTCGGAAAGTTTCAGCCATTAGTCAAGCACTCCCATGACAGGTGCACTCGGGTCAGCGTCCTCACCCAGCGAGGACAAGTCACCGCCAGCAACCACGTTGCCCATCAGAGCCTGATTGAACGAATCGCCGCCATCGTAAGGTTCACGACCAATAATCTGGCGAGCCTCATTCGGAGTAGAGACACCCTTGTCGATGTAAAGACCGGCAACCTTCGCCTGAGTCAACGAATCCGTGCGAAGAAGCGAAGCAAAGTCGAACACGACATCCTGGCCTGTAGGCAGAAGTTCGGAAAGCGCAGTTTCTAGACGGCGAACCCAAGGCGTCAAGGTGTGCGTCAGGAAGTTCAGGTTTGCCTGTTCAACATTCTGATACGTCTGGTTGTCGCCAGTAACACCCATAAGGTGACCAGGGATGCGGTAGATACGAGCGATGTCACGAATCAACTGCTCACGCGTAGCAATCATCTCCATGTCAGCAGCTGACGTGGTGATTGGCGTGAACTTCAAGCCATCAGACAAGACTGCTGGACGGCGACGGCGACGGTGAGTCGCTTCCCACGTTCCCTGAATCGTGCGTGCCTGGTCAAGCGTCAACTTCTGGTCAGTGCTCAGAACGCCAGAAGGAGTTGCGCCTTCGCCGTAGAACTGTGACAGGTGACGATCCATAGCAAGCGACAAACCCACAAGGGTTCGAGATTGAATCAAAGGTGACACACCAACCAGCGACTGTGGTGGCGTGAACCAACGGATGTGCATCAACGAGTCATTCGCCATCTCATTACCGAGATGCAAATACACGCGACCAATTTGGTCACCAGTCGGCAACACCTGCATCTGGTACGGATGCAACGGCACAAGACCAATCAGATTGCCACGAGTGTCAACATCCTTGTGAATGTAAGCATTGCCATGAAGGACAAGCGAAGCCATCACCTGATGAATGAACTCGAAAGTGTTCGTGCCCGAAATAATGTCAGGCTGAGCCAACGCAGTCGGCAACGGAACATTCTTCCGCTGACCATCAACCACCTCGTAACAACGAAGCGGAAGCGAAGCCACCGAATCACACAACAACGTGACAGCAGACATGACAGCCGAAACACCAAGAGCCGTCCACTCATCAACACGCTCGCCAGCACTCGAAGTAACTTGAGTCTGGCCATACAGCTGAGACAGCGGAGCAACATAATTGTTGAACTGTGGATAACGGCCAACAACCGCAGACCGGCGAAGAATACTCATTCGTTACCTGCTAAATACGAGAAGACAAGAGCAAAGATGCCACCGACAATAAGACCAAAATCCACACCGAAGTGAAGACTAATCCCTGCACAGACTGAGCCAGCGCCAGCAATCTCAACCGCTGTCGTGATGCGTTCACGATTCATCAAACTCACCCATTCCGTCTAGATCATCAAGGTCAAAAATCATTGGCATTCCGCCACCCTGCCCATTCCACCAGACAGCACGCTCGAGGCCCATCACCGCAGCAACCGCCAAGTCGATACGTCGAGAAGAGTTCTTCGACTCTTTCGACAAGCGAGAACCGCGTGAATCCACTCTAAGCGTCGCGTTGCCCACATGACGAGCAAACATCGGGTCGCCGTCATGAGTCATCGACTTGTTCATCACGGCCTCGTAGAACCGAGTCGTGGCTGGAGTCATGCGACTTGCGCTCTGAGGGAACAACGTCACTGGAAGATTCTCATCTTCAAGAATCTGGAAAGTTCGCGCCCAACGGTACGGGTCGCAAGCAATCTCCTCAACCTGCCACTTCAAACAAGCATCACGAATCGACTGCTCGACATCCATCACAGGAACTTGCCAGTCCGCAGACTCCCCGTCAGGCTTCTCCCACGCCTCAACCACAAACGCGTGAGGAACATCCTCGACCGTCACGCCAACAATCGCCGTGCAGTCACCATTGAACGAACCGTCAAAGGCAAGGACAACAGCAGTGCCAGGCTCAACAGTCCGCTCAGAGGCAATGCCATCCCAAGCGCCAGCCGGAAGCCAAGTGTCAGAAGTCGACATCCACTGGTTGCAGCGCTTTGTTCGAAACTCAGACTCGGGTGTTCGGTTGATAACCGACTCGAAATCCGAGGCGGCCACAATGTCATCGAAGCCAGGATTCGCATCACGCCACGTCTTCGGGTCACGATGGTCAGACTCAGCTGAGGCTTCCCACCAACTGAAGAAGAACGACGGGTCAACGATCTCACCAGAGGCGACCTTCTGGCCGTACTGGTAAAGCCCATAACACAAAGAATCCCGACCACTGGAATCAGTCTTGACACCTGCAGTGGTGATGCCCACCATCATCGGCTCTTTGCGAGCGCCTTGAGCAAGGCTCATGACATCCCACAGTTCGCGGTTCGGTTGTGCGTGAACCTCATCAAAAATGGTCAGCGTTGGACTGAGGCCTTCCTTGGTGAAACTTTCAGACGAGAGTGCGCGGTACGTCGTGCCACTCTTCGGGTTATAAATCGTGTCCCTGAACACCTGCAAGAAATCTGCCAGTTCAGGCTGAAGGCGAATCATTTCCTTCACCGTGCCGAACACAATCTTTGCCTGATCGCGGTCGGCGGCGCAAGAATAAATCTCACCGCCAGAAGGGCCGAGGACTAGATGCTCGAGCGCAAGCGAAGCAGCCCAAGCCGACTTTCCATTTTTACGGGGTAATCCGATAAGGGCCGTTCGATGGCGAAGTGTGCCATCGGTCTTGAGCGCAAACAGTTGACGAGTGAGTTCACGTTGCCAAGGTCTGAAGGTCATCGGTGAGCCGGCATCGCCAGCAATCGATTCCTTCGTAATTTTGCACAGTGCCTCAGCGAAGTCGACAACTTCCTCACCGCGAGAACGCTTCAAGTCGGCAGGTGGCACAGGTGTCAACCATCTTGGTGGCCACGCCTGAATCTTGCTCTTCCCCTGAGCCGTCATTATTTGCTCTGACGTTTAGCGATGAGGTTATCTAATGCGCTAGCACGTTTCACTTCAGCCACACCAAGACGAGAACGCGAAGTCGGGTCAAACCCAAGACTGGCCAGCGCGTCAGAAAGCGACTTAGTCAAAGCAACAACTGCGCGAGCATCAGCAGGTTCAGTGGTTGCACGGTAACGTCCACGAGCAATCGACAAATCGTCAGCTGCGCGACAAGCATTCTCGATCGCTGACAAGTCAGAATCAGGTGAGAGCCAAGTGATCGCCATCGACCAGGCACGACCCCACAACTCAAGGCCATCCTTGCCAAGGTCGGCAGGTGCGTCAGGAATCGTGATGGCCATCGGCAGAGTTTGAACAACAGCCAATTCTGGAAGTTTGCGTTGACCGGGATTTCCCTGAGCGCGTTTGAGTTCGGCTGGCTTTGGCGGTCGACCCATAACAAAAACTCCAAATTTTTCCGAATTCAAGATTTCGCAGGTGTGTGCAGAAAGGGTGTGGGTTGGGTCTTGGCTGATGTGCATAGAAAAATCGATGGCCGCCCCGTCAAATTTTTTTCGCCTTCTTGCCGGAGTTGCAACCGATGCAACATGCACGAAGGTTGGTCTCATCGAGTCTAAGGTGTGGAGCAATTGACAGCGGAATGACGTGGTCGACGGACGCATCTGAGCCGACAAGTTTCTTGTTGCACAGGTAGCAGACCCAGCCATCACGATTCAATACTTGAAGCCTGACTCTGCGCCACGCTGCATCGTATCCTCGCGCTGCGCTTGAGCCTCGGTCGAATCTTCTGTCGCCTCGCCGAGGGTTTTTTTGTAGCCACTTTTCTTGGCAAC